AGTAAGAAGTTTAGATGTATTAAAAGATACATGAGGGACATACAGTATTTAAGGATTGAAGAATTACCAGAATTACTAAAATCTTGCTTATTTATCAAATTTTTAAATCTTAAAAATTCTATTTTAGACTTGTCAAAGTTCTTCAATGTGGATTCAACCCATTTTTCATCTTGAGTACCAATAAGACTGATAACCCAAATAGTTGCTTCATAGTCTTTTTGGTCAAGCAATGTTCTACATATCTTCTGAGATGTCAAACCATTCTTATCTGAATCAGCTTGTACTAATATCAAATGGTCAACAGCTTTATAAGTATGACCTGTACCACCTGCATTAACAAGTGCCAGTTCATCTATCTCACCACTTTTAAATGCCAATAAATCAACATTATCGGTTTTACTGTGATATGTATGTTCACATAGTTCTTCAGCTTGTTTTATACTAGCAGAGAAGATGAGTTTTCTACCTTCCAGATTCTTTATTAAGAACTCAGCCACTTTATGTTTTGATGGTGAATTTTTAATAAATCTCATTCTTTCAAGTATCCTAAATGTAGTATCTCTTCTTTTTTGATACATAGCTTGTTTAGCCATATTATCTAAATATGAATACTGACTAGACTCAGATGTCATCCATTGTTTCTGCTTATTACCAGCTTTAATGTTCTTTTCAAGTCCTAAACCTACTTCAACAATTTTCATTGAATAATTACTTAACAAACCTATATCTACAGCTTCATTGATACTAATATCATATATCACTTTAAGATTTAGATTTCTATATAAATCCAATTTGTTTTCATGCTTAGTTGCTGTACCTGTCATGGTAATCAAAGAATCTGACTTTAATGCTCCTGTTAACAATGGTAATGCATTGTTCTCAGTCATGTGTTGCTCTTCATCTAAAATGATTAAGTCAAAATGACCTTCCATTTTATCAAGAGACATCCAGGTAACTGTTGTCAATTTCTTGATGTACCTGGTAGCTTTCCATTTAACAAACTCTGAAACAATACCATCTGTAGTATTGTTCATGTCTGCTAATTCTGCTGAAGGTGTAACCCATAAAATACTTGTAGGTTTTTCCCTCTTAATCAGGTCAATACCAATTTTGGTCTTCCCTGTTCTTGGTGCTAATAACCATCTACCTCTTGGATTTGATGGTGTTGCATCGACTACTTCTTTCTGTAGTGCTGTCTTCTGTTTCTTATTCATGTTTCAAAACTTTTATTGTATGAACAACAGATAATTACTGCTGCTATATCATCTTTAATTTCTGGTGGTTTATATTCGTTACACTCCTTGTATAACTGATGTTCCTTATCTTTGATAGTACATATAGTAATCATGTTGTTTTTATTAAGAAAGTCTCTTTTGACTTGTTCAACATCATGACCACCAAATACTATCATTGGATAATAGAAATGCATATCTAAAAATAAAAAATCTTCCATAGAAAATGAAGCCTTGTATTTCTACAAGGCTTTTAAATTAGAGTATTAATTTCTTTTTATAAAACTTATTATCAACTTGTGTAATCAAAATATATACACCTTTTGTTAATGTACTAATATCAACTGTTGATTCACTTACATTTAGTACTTTATTTCCTGTGATACTATATATACTTATATTAGATGCATTTCTAACAGAAATGAAATTATCATTTATATTAAAATTGTTATCTAATTCAAAAGTATCTGTACCTAATGTATCACATGGTCCTAGTGTAGCACCAGATTGAAGTTGACCTTCTAAAGCATTAATTGATACACACAATTCATTTCCATTTTTACAAATTAATACCTTATCAGGATTGTTAGGACATGGAAAATCCTCTGCATTTTGTCCTACCATTAACATAGGTAGTAACGTAAATAGAAAAATAATTTTTTTCATAATATATAATTTAAGGTTAAAAATGCTAATTTACTTGTTTTTTTACAATTTGTTTTAATTTTCTAGTAGTACTAGTTTTAGTTTCTACAGGATTATATGTTACATTCAATACATCATTAATAGACAAACAAGGTTTGTTCATTAAAAGATATTCTTCAGCAGCTTCTTTTGTTGAGAAATAATAGATTCCTGTATTTTTAGCATAATCTTTATTTTTATAAAAATAATTAATATTATCTCTAGCAGCTAATTCTTCAAATATCCAATCATCAACTTTAGTATTTAAAGTCCAATAAGAATCACCTATAAATATATCAACACCATCTTCTGTTGTGAATAATGGTTTTTTATGATTTTTCATAGATTTTTCTAAACTCAACCAATTACTTTTATCTCTACAATAACCTTTTACTTCTATTATCATAGAACCTATAGGTTTACAATCCATATGTTTATTAATATGAAACCCTTCAATTGTAGTAAAAGGAATTTCTTCATACCAATGGATAGATTTAACTTCATCATCAACAGTAAATATTTCACCATCTGATAATCTTTTTACAGAATGGATTTTATAATTCTGTTTTACTATGTGTTCCCAATTTACATGTAAATTTAAATATACATGTTTACCATGCACATTAGATTCTTGATAATAAGACAATATCTCATAATCTTTTTCAATAACTTCTTCCCAAAATTCTGGATGTTTTTCTATTATATTTTTATTATATACTTTTGAACCATCCCAATATCCTTTACCATTTGTTAGTTCTTTTACAATAACATTTAATGGATTACCACAATTAGGATATTCTTTAATTAATTTAAATTTCTTCATCTTGTTTTTCAATTACATTAATTACTTTATACACTTCATCTATGTAATATGGATAATATATCTGCTTCATGATTTCCTCTTCATTTTCAATACTATTGAATGCAGTACATAACTGACCTTCTTCAACATTATTATATCTTGTCATTATCTCATATATCTCAGCTTCAGAGAGTTTCTGCTCTTCTCTGAGTATTCTTTTCTTTTCTTGTGCCTTCTTGTTATTAAGTGGTGGCATCTTCTTGATAAATGTAGTACCAGTACCTATTTTAGAATAAGTCTTGGTTTCCTTATCATAGACAGTTTCACCAGTAATAGCATACCTGCAAATTCTTTGGATTTCTCTTTCTGCTACAATATTTCCTTTTTCATCAAAATCCTGTTCCAATAACCAATAAGCTCTTGGTATCTTGGTTCTCTTAAAGAAATCATAGACATTATCATGATTCTTGATAAAATCTTCAGGTAATACACCATCAACAAAATATGCTTCAAGTGCTTTAGGTACAACAAGTTGAGAGAAATTCTTATGCATTTCAAGTTCTCCAGGTGCTTCTTTATAAATGAAAGCTGCTCCTTTTCTCTTAACATAAAAACCATCAGTAGATACAGCAATATAATTATTCACATCTTTGATAATCATTTTGCTATAATCTATATCTTCAAGTTCTAACTGTGTAAGTTCTTCCCATTCTTTACATATACCTTTTACAAGTTCATTAAATACTCTTTTATACTTAATAGTCATACCATCAGTATTAATCTGTAACATAATACAACCAGGAACTCTGGTCATTAACTGTTCAGATAACATACACAATAAAAGTTGACCATTAACTGTAGTCTTCATTGTGTACATTGGGTCATAAAGTGGTGAATATTCTGAATTACTCTTACCATAAGAACCATTCAAAGCTAATTTTAAAGCTAAATTCTCCATCTTATGAGTCTTCTTAGGGTATTTCTTCCTTTCTTCATAGATACTCTCATAGATGTCACAAAACTCTACTCCTAAGTGTGCTGGATAGAACTTATTCTTAATAGCTAGATTAGGATAATATGATGCAACATCAATATCTTTAATCATCCACTCATCATCATGCTCATATATTCCTGCATCAATAGAACCATGAATACCACCAACACCAAATACATATTCAAAACCAAAATTGATAGCATTCAAACTTTTCTGCTTTCCTTTAGTTTTTTGAACTTTGTAATGTGGTTCAAGAACTTTAAGTTCTTCAAATGGTATTTCAGTAAATACACCTTTGGTCTCAGTAATTACTTTTGATTTCATCCATTCCAATATACCTTGAAATGGTTCTGTTTCAAATTCAATGTAATCAAAGATAACATCCTTAAAATCAATAATTTCTCTTGGTGTATTGATAATTTTCTTTCTAACACCTCTATCAGTTTCAATTTTGTTATAAACTTTGTGTTCACCTAGTTCTTCAATAATCTTACTTATTAGAATATGTTCACCCATTTTAGTGGAATTATAATTAGTAAAATCAATACCAAACATAGGTGACATTTTCTCTCTGAGTATTATTTCAGGAAGAGTTTCATTATACACAAGTTCAGTTGCATCAGTATCATTATGACAATAATCAACTACATCTTGTATTTGAGATTCAGTAAGCACTACATCAGGTGCATAAGGTAATTCTTGAATATTCTTTAATCTAAGATTAAACTCTAATAGCTTCAATGATGTCATCTTAGCTTTATTATCAAAGTGGTTAATCTTAAATAAATCAATTTGTTTCCTATGATGGTGTACTTTTTTTGGAAACCTATTGCTCTTAATTAATTTAGAAGAGAATTTATAGATTTGATTACAAAAGTCTCTCCCTCTAAGATTAAATATCTTAGGTGTAAGTGCAAAATGTAATACAGGATAATCATAAAATAGATTATTAAAACCTACCATATCTTCAACCTGTTCCAAAAGCCATACAGCTAATTTACCTCTATCATCTGCTAGTGGACTTACCTGGAACACAGTTCTAATATCTGTTCCAGGTATTTTAGCACACAACAAAAATAGATTGGGATAAACTTCTTCATCAAAAATCCATCTATTCTTTTCCATTATTTTCTTATTTTACCATTAGCAACATTTTTTAAACCTTTAGCAATTTCATCTAAATTTTTTTTAGTTTCTGAGTCTTTTTCTTTTCTAGCCATCCACCATATTTTTATAGCAAATTTCATAAAAATAAAAAACCTTTTAATTCCAGGAATAATAA